TTCAGCAGGCGTGTTCTTTTACGCTAAAAATACACAACGATTTTTATATCTACTTAGAACGGACAATAAAAATCCGGGCAACTGGGGAATACCAGGTGGCAAGATTGAGAATGGTGAAACATTACTTATAGGAATTAATAGAGAATGTACTGAAGAAATTGGATACTTCCCAGAAAATCCAAAACTAGTACCAATACAAAAATTTGTGAACAATACATTTACATATCATACATTCTTTTGTGCTATAGATGAAGAATTCATACCAGTATTAAATTATGAACATTGTGGTTATGCCTGGGTAGGTGATAATCAATATCCCAAACCATTACATCCTGGATTGTTTAGCACAGTGAATTTTGATGTTGTGCAAAAGAAATTAAAAGCACTTACGAAAAAACGGTCCTAAGACCGTTTTTTTATTTTAGCAATTTTGCTATAGTATCGAATCCTAATGATCCTATTACAACACCTGCTCCCATCATCATCCATCGCCACTTTTCTAATGCGGAGATTTTTTCTGACATTGCTTGATGTGCATTTGAACTAGCATCCTTCATACCCTTTAACATCACTCTAGTATCATCGTTGTTTTTAACCATTTCAACGTGGATATCTCTGATATCCGTTTTTATTTCACGAATATCATCAGTGATGTTTTGAACCTCTACCTGAAGAACTGCTATATCGGTTTCAGTTTTTGGCATTTTGATTGTCCTACTAGTTGCCATAATCATTAAGCACTAGCAATAACTACGATTGGGTTAGGCTGACCGTTAGCAGCATTAGCTGCGGCCGCAGTATTGAATGTAGCAATAATGTCAGGGTTAACTGAGAATGCAACAGCAGTACCAGTACCAGATCCTGCGCCAGTAGCAGTGAATGTAATACCTGTCATATTAGCCATAGCACCAACTGCTGTCCAGTTTGTTGTACCTGCACTGTAAATTGTGTAAACAGTACCTCCTGATAATGAACCAGCTGCAACTTGCGTTGGGAATATTTCACTGTTGTAATCATTAATACTTGATACGTATGCTGTAGCAGAGGCTGCATCAGTAGACAATATGTTCATTGTGTTTGGTGTCAATGCTGTATTAGCTACATTTGCAGTAAAACATTGTGCTGTTAAACCTGTTGTTGCACCTGTCACTAGGTATTTTGTTTTACCTTTTTGACGAACAATGTAACCTGCTTCGTCATCTGCGTAAACGAATGCGGCTCCTGTTGAAGCTACGGCTGCGTTTGCAACTAATTCAACAACATCTTGTTGTGCGTCTGGAGTACCAGTAGCACTTGATAAATCAACTTCAGCACCGCCTAATGTTGATGAAACAGTAAATGCAGTTGCGTTAGCAATTGCTTTAACAAAATAAACTTCACCAGATACTAGACCACCCAAGTTAGCAGTAAATCTTACTGTACCATTAGCAAACAATGTCTGAGCATTTCCTGTTGTGCGGATAATGTTACCGGTGTTGTTTGTGTTAGCAACAGCAATTGCTGTCAAGCCGCCAACGGTGTTAGCAAAACCTATCGTAGTGTAATCTGTACTACCGTTGATGTTTGCGCTAGCAACTTGAATAGCAGAACCTACACTTAATGTGTTTGCCAAATCAGTACCAATACCAGTTACGTATGCAGTGTCTGTAGCAGAGTACAATGTACCTGTACCATTGATACCAATAGCCACACGTGTTAAAACTTGTTTACCAACGATTGCTGTGTTACCACCAACTACACCGTATGTGTTAGCATTGGTTGCTGGAAAGCCTGTACCACCTAGTGGATTGTTGAAATAAGCATCAACTACACCAACTGACATACTAACTGTTTGACTACTTGTGTCAGTTAATGTTGCCATAACTTGAGGTTGAACACTTAATTGTGTTGCAGATACATCAAATGTAGTATTTGATAGTATTGAATTTATAAAATATGTAACACCTGCTGTTAATCCACCAACTGTAGAAGCTACTTGGAATGACATTCCTTTAGCTACACCAACTGTAGGACTAGTTGTTAGATTTCCACCTGAGATTGTAACGATACTGCCTGTTTCTGCTGTATCAGTAATTGTTAAGACTGCTTGAGCCTTTGCGATTTTTAGAGGACGTCCCATTTGATTTTCCTTTATTAAATTAGCGTGTTCTAGACGCTACGCAGTGGGTTACTGCATAAACTTGCCGAATGCAAGTGTATTATGTATTTATCTAAAATCTGTATTATTCAGTACCTGTATTAGCGTGTGGCATACCAAGTTCACTAATACTAAACTCTGTACCTGCACTTGCATTTGATCCAGTTGTAAGAAATGCTACTACATTGCCTTGACCACAATAAACGCTATTAAAAACATCTTGTGCAGAATAAATTTCTGAGTTTTGTGTAGCAATTGCGTAGGGAACTCCTGCATTATTGAAAGTGTAGGCAACATTTGATAGTGCTACTCCTGCATTAGCAGTAAGCGTTAAACTAGTAGCGTTAGCAATACTTGATATGATTCCGACTGTTGTTCCGGTTGTGTTGCCTATCCAACCACCAACTGACAGTTGAGTAGTAAACGCTGTGCCAACTCCGGTGACTGTTGCACTGTTAGTTGCTGCCGTTGCTGTTCCTGTACCAGCTACTCTAGGATAACCGGTTACAGCGTGAATAGCTACACCAGTAGTTGATATTCTAATTTTGTCCGTAGCCATATTAGCTGATTGTTGTGATACTAAATTACCCGTATATACGTATGATGCCATTTTATTTTCCTATTATTTTATAGTCTACCGACTGCTACTTCAATGATACCTTCTATACCATCAAAGTTTTCTAATGATTTACCAATTACTGTACCCAATATTGGAAAGGGTGCTGTGTGTGCAAAGCCATTTCCTGCACTAATAAGCATATCACCCTTTTTAATACTTCCACGTACTTGACATGGAACACGACCTTGTAATGCTAATGCAACAGTATGTTCACCTGGACAAGAACTATTCATTACATATGCTGGATTAGTTGATACTATGCCTGCAACTTTTGTTGTACCACTATCTGCTATAGTAACCTCTTTGTCTCCACCAAATGCTAATACAGTTCCCGGTTCATAGTGTTTATCTGCTTCATAATATTCTGCTAAGTCAGCATAAGTTGCTTCTAATCTAGAGCCTGCTGTTAATGTCCAGTTACCAGTAATATTTCCTGCGGTAGTATTAGCTCCTGCTGTTAAAACAGTAGTAATAATATTACCTGCAGTTATGTTACCTGTAGTAGAAATTGTATTACTACCGTATGCGGCTAAGAATGAACTTACATTACTATTACCATATGTTCCGGCAAAACTAATAGGAGTACCGTTAGCATAATAGTAGTTATCAGTTAATATATTACCTACATTGGCATTGCCGCTTACAGTTACTGTAGTTAGTGTACCAACTGATGTTATGTTAGGTTGAGCATTTGTATATACTGTGCCTGCAACCAAAGCATTACCTACTTGCCCAGAAACGTTAGCACCAGCTACAGCATTTGCTGTAGTTGCAAAAGTAGCAAGACCTGCTGTTGCAACATTTAAATTTGCAACTTGCGTTGTACTTGTTACAGTGAACGGTGCAGTACCGGTGGCAATATTAGATACCAAGCGACTTGCAGTAACGGTACCGGCAGTATTTAAGTTGCCCGAAGTTGTATTACCTGTTACGGTTAGACTAGTTAATGTACCAACACTTGTGATGTTTGGTTGTGCGGCAGTCGTTAATACACCGGCGAAATAATTTGATGTTACTAGGTTACCCAATGTTGCATTGATAGAAGTAACATTGCCTGGAATAGCTACTGCGCCTGTAATTTTATTGAACGTAAATCCAGCGTTACCTTGAATTACATTGTTATCGTTAAATTGAATTGTTGTGTTGCTACCACCGGCGGCACTAGTTCCTGAACCACCTACACTAGATATTACTCTACCACCAGTTGTATACGTTGTATATCCAGTTGTGTCTACCGGAGTAGTTAAACCAGAATCCGAGTACAAAGAAAACGTGTTAGAAGTTAATATATTTACATAAAAACTTCCACCATCAAGCTCTACCATACCACCAACATTAGTGATAGTTATTTCAGCACCTTCAGTAAAGAAATTATCTTGTGTTGTAGTAACTACACCAGGATCAGCTTTTGTTACGGCACTAATATATGCAGTAATTGTTGATTTGGGTGTCCATGTTAAATTACCCACACCATCAGTTTCTAACACATATCCAATAGCACCCCCACCAATTTTAAGAGTGGCTACATCGCCTAAATGAATATTGCCACCGGTGTACAATGCGGAATTGCCGGGTTGTAATGCGTTACCACCTGCATTATCCCAAGTATTTGTACTAGCTACATATGTTAAAATTTGACCAGTCTGGGCATTAGAAATATTTAAATTGCCCTCACTACCGTTAATTTGACTAAAAGTAATATCAGAATACGATGTTAATACTTCAATATTTTCATTGTAAGTATTAGCATTACCGGTGCCACCAATAAAAAGACGTTTAGCATCATTGGCCCAACCTAATTGTGCTTCTGATAATTGTGGTAGGTCTACAAGGTTACCTGAACGTTGCTGGATTTTAGATATCTGTATAATGGCCATAAGTATAATTCTTTAGAAGATTTATACTTATTTATCATTATTTGTTACAAGAACTGTTCATAATATTTCTCTACACGACTGAACCAGATATCTGAATACTTGTCAAAATCAGATCCTTCTAATATGAATTCCTGATATAGATTATCAGCGGAACACATAAAAATGACACCTTTACGTATCTTTGTTCCGTGTACTTCATTATGTGCATTAGCATAAGCGGCTAATTGAACAAAGTAATCATCAATCCACTCACGTTTTTTAGGTTTGTTTGTTTGTTTATGATCCATGATAGCTTCATTACCATCATGTACGCCTGCTAGGTCTGTCGTCCCTGCATAAATTTTTGGATAGTACAACGGAACTTCTGTACCCCACCATTCGCTACATTTACTAAGACCTTGATTAATGATTGATTGGGCCATTTTATGGCTTTGCAAGCTATACGGATTGCTTCCGGGCTCATTTAGTATTCCTGTCTTAATGTAATCTTCTAGCCACTTGTGCATTCGTGTTCCACGACCTGCGGCTTCTGTTGTGATTTCTTGTGCTTTCTGTACACCAACTCGCTTCCGCCAATTTTGTAATGCTTGTTTAGATTCTTCACTTTTAGTAGCATCTAGTATTGTAGTAACACTAGGAAGTTTCTCACCATCAGGTGTAGCGTATTTTCTTGACCCGTTTATTGTTTCTCTAAGTAAAGGGACATAGTTATATTTGTTTGGAATGTACATTAGATTATTATAGTATATTTTATAATTTAATGCAAGAGTTTAGGTTAAACTCTAAAACTCTCTCCACAACCGCATCTATCACGCTCATTTGGGTTACCAAACTCAAACCCTTCATTTAATCCATTACGCACATAATCTACAGTCATGTTCTTTAAATATACATCATGCTTCTTATCTACTAAAACAATAAACTCATCTTGTGCGTAATTAATAGTAGAGTCATCATATTTGTATTCATCAACATATTCCAAAACATATGCTAGTCCACTACATCCGGTGGTCTTGACGCCTATTCGTATTCCTAGACCTCTACCACGTTTTGATATTATTTGTTTTATTTTGGTTGAAGCTTTTTCAGAGAGTGTAATCATCTTACTTCATTGCTTTTTGTGCCATTTGTTTGACAACTTTTTTACTTTCTTCTTCTTCAGGTTCAATTGGAGTTTCTTGACCTTTGAACATAACCTTATCACCTTGAATATTTGAAATTTTATTCTTTAATGGTGGTTTTTTAATCATATCATACAAATCATCTTTGGCTAATATGATATCATTATCTTTATAGAATTGTAATAACTCATCTACTGTCCAATCAGAATGTTCAACACCACTATCAATATCGCTAGCTAACTGACTTGTGACAGCAACTAATCTTACTAATAGTGGATTTGGATTGGATAGTTCAAATAGACGCATTATCTCTTTATGCGACCGGCACCTGCTACAGGCACCTCTTCTTCTGGTTCTTCAACAGAAATATCATCATCAACGCTAAAATCTTCACCACCAGCAGGTGCTGCTATATCAGCAGACATATCCATATCAGCAGACATTTCAGGAGCCTCATCACCAAATGCATTATCAGCAGCCATTTCGCCACCTTGACCAGTAATACCGTTCAATGCAGATTGTAATGTACCTTTACTTTGTGTCAATGAAGCTTGTAACGCAGTTAATGCTTCAGTAACTTGTTGATTGAAAGTTTCACTTTCATTAACACCAATTTCGCTTTGAACACCTGATGTTAATGCTGGTAATTCTTTTACTAGCATATCAGATACTTCTTCAACCATTTTTTGTACTTGGTCTACCATGTCTTGGGCTGCGAGAACAACCTGTGACTTCTCAACTTCCTCGTTTTCTACAACGATGCGAGCTTTGGGTAGTGACTGTAAGTAGTTAAAATGGTCAGCTAATGCTTGTTCCATAAACACTAGTTTCATATATGACGGACTAGTTTGGCTTTGATAAAATTCAGCAGATGATTTAGTTTCATTAATCAATCCACGAACTCTACTAAGCATAGATTTAGTTTCCGTTACGGTCATTCTCTTTGTATTGAACGGAAGAGAATAGTGTTCATTCAACGCTTGTTTAGCAGTTGATATTTTTTTGTTGTCAAATTCAGTTAGTTTCATAGTTATATTCCAAGACTAATATAGAGTATTTATCTTTTTTGTTTTATTGTTAGGGTTTTGTATCAAATCTTTTAGTTTGCCATTTTTTGGAATCATTAATATATGTGTATAATTCATCCGTAAACCGTCTTTTTTTCAGCTTATCCTCACTTAATTTGGACAAAACAATTAACCGATCATCCGTATTTTTAGCATTTTTGAAGATTTTGGTATGCAATGATATATCTACTTCTATTCCAGCTAGTAAATTGTCCAATTTTAATATCCTATTAGCCTGATATAGCATATTTCTTTTATCAAATGTACACCAGGCCACAGCATGTTTAAGTGTGTTAAAATTATGAGTTGTGAATGTAGTATGCATCTTTACTATATATTCATTATTATTATTCTTAGTAATATGATACATATTGAATAACTCATAGCTATTGTCAGAATTTTGAAAAATAATAACATCTTCCAACTGACCAACAAAATCTGTTTTCATCAGCTTTTCTAGCTTTTTTTCTGCATTAATTTTTTTATTCATATTTTACTACCTTAAAATATATGTTTTTAAGTTCATCTGATGTATCTAAAAATGCAGGAAGTTTATCCCAAACAGTATCAGTTTTAATCATTGGCACGGTATCACAATCACTATACAATGCTCCTAAATCATTAACCCCATCATTAAACACACTAGCATGTTGTATGTCAAAATCAAATGACCAACAGGTATATAATTCATTTTCTTGTTGTTGATATAGAAATCCAAAGTCTGTAAATTCATCAAAACGTATTTGTGTTTTTTCAGGCATCCTAATTATTTCAGGTTGACTACGTAATGAGATAGCTTGTAGTACAGTATCAAAATTGCATTGTGTATTTCTTTTATGTAGCCAGGCTGCTATTTCTTCATCCTCTATAGGACGATTTCTATTGACCACACCAGTAGGCGTAATATCAAATAGTGTATAGCAAGTAATAGTGTAACTCATACTACTATTTAATAGAGGTAAAAAAACCCGAGAAATTCTCGGGCCTTTTTATTCAAGTTAAAGATTAACCTGTGAATGTAGCTGTAGCTGTTGTAGTTACAGTGTTAGCAACACCACCGGCTGTTAGAGCCGCTTCAACAGCAGTGTCTAAAGTTGTAGTTGTCCATGCACCAACTGGGTAAACAGCCATTGCTAATGTGTCATTAGTTGTATCTGTGTACTCATAGATGTAAACTGTAGCTAATTGTTGTGTAGCTTGGATGATTAGGTTAACTTGTGTACCTGTCAAAGCACCAGTAGCTGTGATCGTGAAGAAGTCTAGCTTAGGACCTTGTGGTTGAACTGTAGCCGCTGAAGTAACAGCGTTTGCACCGCTGTTTGTGTATGCTGGACTATCATAGTTAATTACCGGTAGCAAGTCGCCGTTTGTTTTTGTAAATTGTGCCATTTTGAAATTCCTTTAAGTTTGTGAGCATATAGCTCTACACTTATTTATGCCTGGTACAAAAAAATCCAGGATTTGGCTTATCTTCCGGCTAGATTTTGACGACTAAAGCCCATTCTATCTACAAATTTTAAGCCATTTGATACAAAACCTTCATGTGTTTCGGTTCCATCTTGTAGATATCCTTTAACAGGACTAACTTCTGCGGCTTTATTCAATTGATTAACTACTGACATTTTTAAATTGTACATTGCAATCCATATAGTAAATGCTCCAACAATAGCATCTTTATTATTATTAAGATGTTCACTTATCTTAGCTTTCATTTTTTCAGTCATAGGTCTAGTTTCTACAAAATCCATAAAACCACTAGCAAGATTGTTTAAATCTCCTGCAACAATCTTCTTGTTAATATATACAGTAAACAATTGATTAAATGTATTACGTGCTTGGGGTGCAGTATTCATTAGTTGGTCTACTGCAGGACCATATTTCTTAATTGCATTCTGTGCATTTTTTACTAATGTGTTATCTATCTTAAGCTTAGGAGCTGTTGGCATAGCACTAGGAACAATTGCAACATCACTATTATTCTTTAATTGACCTATATTGCCATTCAATGTAACTGCTTCATCTGTGGTCATTGCATTAGGATCAATATACTGATGTACTGCTATACCAGCACGTTTTCCACTCATTAATTCTCCAACTGAACTATTAGCTTCTACTTTATAAGTAATACCATTAGGATTAGCCTTAAAAACATAACTACCGTTTTGGTCTTTTAACGGTTGATGAAATAACAAATCACCCCAGTAATACCCTTTAGCACCTTTGCTAGCTTTTTCTAATCCAGGCCATATTTCAGCAATAATAGGCCATAAACTATCACGACCTACACCACGTGCTTGGTCATATTGCACAAACTGCTCAGGACTGAATACTTGTCTACCAGTACCGTCTTTCTTATTGAACATATGCTTGTCCATAATACTAAACTTACCTGAACTATTACGTCCAAATATTAATGCAGGATATCCGTCCCACTTGATTGTAACTGTTGCTGGATTCTTAACTGTAGCAATTGTAGCTTGTATTGCACGATTAGCACCATCACTTCCGCCCAAAAAGATTAAATCTTCCGGGTGGTCTAAATGACCCTTATCTTCATTTATAGATAGTTTGTCAATTTTAGATTTAAGTAATGCTAATGCTTCCGATAAATTCATAACTGCTCTTTGTCGCTATTCTTTTTTATTGACTTAGAAAACTTACCTTGGTCACGTGATTTAATTGCACCAAGCAACTTTCTTTCTAATATCTCTGCTTGTTCTTTAGGATAATTCCTATTAATCATCTCTAGCAAATTGATAGCACTAGTAATGATGTTGTGGGCTCTACTCTCAATAACATGGCTTGTATCACGGTTATTGCCAATAGCTTCCAATTCCTGCAGAAGGCTGCGAGTTTGTTTTTGCATAATAGTTTCCTAATAGTATTTATCTACTTTTAGGATTTGTTCTTTAAACCATTCAATATTGACTTCAATTTTGCCCCCTGAACATCTACTATAATTTTCTTATTTTCAGGTTCTAGAATCTCTCCTGTAGCTTGGTCTATGATAGGTTCTGTTGATTGTAAGGTACTTTGTGGCTTCAAATAACTCATAATCTGATTAGCACTAGGTTGTGGCTTATAACTATCTTCACCGTCACCACCGTTATCACTAATACGCATAGTTTCGATATTGTATTCTAAGTCAATTTTCATGCCGACACCAGTTGAACTACGTGACTTCATGCATTGAATCTGATACTTACCTCGCTCACGCATACTACGACTTGTAAAGATACCAAACACATTATCTGCTGTATTAATCTTACTGATACCACCTGCAATGTGACTGTGATCAAATTCAATTTCATCTACTGCACTACGATTTAACTGACTTGCAGTTACCATTAATATACCCATCTCTTTTGCTAGATTACGCAATTCTTCAGCAACATACTTGTCTTTAATAAACTGATCGTTAGGATTAACTTTAACAGAGACCGGCATCACTAGATCCAAATAATCAATCATTACAAAGTCAATATTAATACCTGTTTGAATTTGTACTTCTTTCAAATAAGCACGAATGTCATTCACATTACTTTGCGCGGGCAATCCTTTAACCCTATATTTGCCCGCTTTCTTTCCAACCATCTTAACTTTAAGTTCAGTTGATCCGATATCTTTACGAATATCTCTTGTGCCCATATTAGTTAACATAGCATCAGTACGCAAACTAGTTAGTTCTTCACTCAATTCTAATGTGACATATACACCGCTCATACCTGTCTGTAACCAATTCAATGCTATGTTCATCATAACAAGTGATTTACCGGATCCTGAACCACCTGCAAAGATATTCAATTCGCCACGGCTCATTCCACCATATAAAATCTTATCCATTTGTGGCCAGCCTGTACTAACTTGTCCACCACTGTTAAAGTATTTGTTGATACGACCAGCTGGATCAGCAAAGTAATCAGTACCCATATCTTTCTGTAAACTGATTTGCACCGCGTCTTTAATTAGTTTCTCAACAGGACCAAAATCACCTTTCTCAAGTAAGTCAGCACTTTTTAGTATTGCTCTTTCTAATTCTTGTCGTTTAGTAAAACTTTCAAATTCTTCAAAGAACCAATCATAATGTCCCTGACTTAATTCGGGTATGACTTCAATATCGATACCAGTTAATGCTTTAATTTGTGTACTGTCAGGCAGTACCCCATATTTTGTTGTATGTTCTTTGAACAATTCAGCAGCCGGGCGTAATGATTTATCAAAGTTCTCTGAGTTCATGATATTCATAACTCTAGTGTATAGCTCGGCATTTGTAATCATCATTTGCAGAAACAACTTCTGCAATTCTACACTATATTCTTTATTATCCGATTGTTTTCTCAATTTTCTTCCTCTGCATTTCTATTTTTATTTTACTCATTGTAGCACTTTGCAAGATGCTTAATAGAGTGGGCAACTTGCCATATCTTACAACAGCATCGTTGACGTCCTTAATATCCGATTCCCAATTAGGTAAACTAACGCTATAGCCTAATTCTAATGCCCTATCACATATCTTTAATCCTGCTTTATCTCTATCAGGAACTACGATAATTTGTTTGTTTAATGATGCAATCAATTGTGCTTGTTCATTGCTTATATCATCATGCATAATTGCTATACCATCAATGCTTAATGCATCAAATATGCCTTCAGTCAATATACATACTTGCCATTCAGGTTTTTGTATATCAATATTGAACACATAGCCAGGCTGTTGTTCGTTAATGTATTTTGGTATTTTATTGTCTAAGAATCTGCTAGTGTGACCAACAATTTTATTCTTATAAGTGTAGGGAATGATTATTCTATTTGCGTAACGACCTTTTGCATTTGGTGTTATTAAGAACGGATACTCATTATAATTTATCCCCCTCGACTGCACATAATCAATATACACTTTGTGTAATGGGTTACTTTCATCAATTAATTCACCTTCAGGTAATACGTGATCATTGAATTTGATTTTTATTTTAGTTTTCTTTTGTATAACAATTTCAAGTAAATCTTTTTGCTGTAAACTTTCTAAGCTCCACTTACCTATTTGTGTATCATCGATCCCACACCATAACAATAGTTGTTTTGTTTTGTAACTTATGCTACGACCTAATACAAAGTTACATTTATATCCACAGTTAAAGCAATGCATAGACCAGTTAGTTTGTCCGTCAAACTTAATGCCACCGCGCATTCTGCGATCGGGTTTATGGCCAAGATGACCACAACAGATAGCATTAAAGCTATGCCATCCGCTACTTGTAGTTTTTT